TTTTGTATCGTCAGTTTACCTACTTTGAGGTTATTCAAGACAATGCCTTCGTCATACGCCTTCAAGTTCTTGATGTGCAACTTGCCTATCTGTGCATTAGCACCTGCTGTTTCAATTATTATTCGGTCATAATCAGAACCTGTAATCGCAGGCAGGTCGATTGCACCACGAGTAGAAGCAAGTGTTATATCTGCTATCCCATTAGTTAAAGTTGGACTAAACGAATTACCATCTGCTTTGTTGTCTTTTACGACCAACTCATAGATTTCACTACTGCCCAAAACAAAGTCAGGTGCAGTAAGATTATCTATCAACAATTCATCTACCTCTATCCAATGAGCACCTGTTGCAAATATTTTTAATGAGTCGGTAATAGTTGTACTACCTACATTGATGTCATCAATAATAATTGACTCTATCCTAGCACCACCTATATTCAAATCAAGAGTTTGAGTTAGCTCAGAACCTTGATTACCTACTGGAACAGTAGTTGTGTTTTCGTTCATATCGTATGTCGCAGACTGTGGAAATACTGGTGCTTGATTTACTCCTGCAATAGCAAAGTAAACAGAACCTACTATTATTAAACCTGCTAAGGACAATGATATGCCCATAATTTTTCTGAAGTTATCTCCTAAACCTAACTTCGTTTTAATTCGTGGTATAGCCATCTGCAATACTGGTAAACTGAGCTTTGCTCTAATCTTCGGTATGTAGATTTTAGGAAAACGAAATGTTTTTGACTTGAATGTTATCTTCATCAGTCATCTCCTTTTTTCTTGTCTGTTACCTCAGCAGCATACGCCCTGAGTATTTCTGATAGTCCACCAGCGACTGGCAACGACAAGACTGCCAAAGCTGTTAGTAATCCCTCGATAGAATCTAGGGTCTCAGGATTACTTGATGCACTCCAAACTATTCTAGCAGCGAGGAACAACCACACTACTACGATTGGGAAAAAAATAAGGAAGGTAATCAACTGTGTTCCAGTTAGATTTACATTCCCATCTTTTTCTTTAATATCTTTTTGAGATTTATCTACCATATATTATTTCTTTTTTTTGTGTCTTCTTGCAAAGTTTCTAGCAGACTCAGGACTTCTAAACCCCCAAGCTCTCAATGCTAATGCCTTTCTAGTAGGTCTACCTTTACTATCTTTCATAGGACCTTTCATACCACCAAACCTAGCAGCAAAACTTACACGTCTAGGTGATGTACCAGACTTCAATGGTCGCTTTAGATTAGCACCTTCTTTTCTTTTGAAGTATGCCCTACCTGCTGCATTCAAACCACCTTTAGGATTTTGATATTTCTTTGCAACCATTATGCTCTCCTAACACCTCTTGCTATTTTTTTTGAATACTTTGCTCTACTACCTACTCCACCTGCTTTTCTTTTCTTTCTATTAGTAGCTGCCTTTTCTCCAGCAGTAAGACTAGCACGAACACTAGCAGGTAAATACCTACCACGTTTACCTTTAGGTTTTTTCTTATCTCCAGGTGAAACGTAATCCCACTTCTGTTTAGTCCATTTAGTCAAAGATTGTTGACGTTTGGTCTTAGCCATTACTTGCGTCTACCTCGTTTTAGTTTTCTAAAATCTGCACCAGTTATTTTATTTCTTGGTGGTGCTACTCTTGCTATTCTTTTTTGTTTAGCAGAGTATCCCTTTTTTCCTTTTGGCATTAGTTTCTGTACCCTCCACCAGCAGCTTTGTATTGTTTAGCCAACATCTGAGCTTTACGAGCAGACCATTGTCCTCTCGCACCACCTTTGCTGCCAGCTTTTATTCTTTGAAACATTCGTTTCCTCATAGCAGGTTTGGTATAGTTACCTGCTTGATTGACTGTTGATTTTCTTTTCTTTTTAGTAGCCATTACATTTCTCCTATAAATAATAAAGTGATTAGCATTGCTATAAACAATATAAAACTAAACACTCTATCACCTATCATCTTCCTACTTTTTTCTGAGCTGCTTTGTGCGACTCACCAAAAGTTTTACCTCTATTCATAGACTTCACCATTTCTCTAAGATGTTTAGCAGTATGGTGTTTGCCGTGTCTTTTCATAGCACCTTGTTGTCTTTTAGTTAAAGAGTCTATGTTTACATTTTTTACTTTCATCTCATTCTCTTTTTCTTAGGCTTAGACTTCATTCCCATTCCCTTTTTTCTCATTCCGTTACTTTTTTTCTTCTTCTTTGTTGTGTGATAAGGCATTTTTTTCTCCTTTCTGTTCTGTGTTTATTCTTGATTGTGCTATTAGAATTAACTGTGATTCAAAAACTTTATTAAGCTTGCATAACAAAAGCACATCATCCATAATTATTGTTCCTAAATTTTCTTGTTCCATAATTATCTCCTTCATAGTTTTTTATAATAATAACGTATTTATTATGATTTTGCATATTTACTCTTAACTGCTGCAATAGCATCTTGCCATGTAGTTGTACCATTTACTGCGTCATGGTATTGCATATCTAACTGGTCACCAATACTAGGGTATTCTGCTTTCCTATTGAGTCTATATGTAGCATTTTCTGTATCCCAGGCTGCCTGTAGTTCGGCTAACTTTGTAGTCAAACTTGACTCTGTAGGTTTACTGTGACCACTAGCAACCGTTAAGTTTGCATAAACTTTATTTGAGCTATCTGACCAACTAAACCATTGTCCTGCATTTAATGTTACAAGAACATCTTCAATATGATTTGGTCTACCTGTTGCCATGTCCATTGTGTTTATCTCCTATTCTATGTAGAATCTGTATCTGCTAATCTAATAAATGTAAAGTATGTATAGTTTATACTTGTACTTCCAAAAACAGTATTACTAGAACTATTCCCACTAATTTTAAATCTTACTTTATGAGTTGATGTACTAGCAACATCAACAATAGTTTGAGCAACTATTGTAGTCCTCGCACTACTATTGTAAACACTTCCTTGTGCAACAGTAGCATCACTATAACCACTACCTGTTGTTACCTGAATATGCAAGTTGGTTTCAGCATCAGCTGCACCATTACCAAATAATACGTGTGCTTGTACTAAATAATGCCCTCTAGTTGGAAATGAAAAAACACCAGAGGTTTGAGAAACTTGTCCACTATCTCCTAGTGTACTATCTGCAGTAGTATCATCTTGTTCAAGGTTTGTTGCAATTGGGTCAGCATCTCCTGTAAAATCACTTGTCAACCTAAAAATTACTGCATTATCTATACCACCACCTGATGCTGTTAATTGTCCACTTGAAGCACTCAAGCCTGTTCCTGCTATTGCTGATACAAAGTCTGCTACAGATTCTTTATTCATATTACCTGTAGCTCCACCATCAAGGAAAAGCAGATAGTCACTTGCAACTGCTACTGTATCTTCTGTTGCTAGTTGAGGAGAAAGTTCTACAAAATTATCTAAGCCTACTTTTTTAAGAGTACCCCCATCAGAGTAAAGTAACTCATCTTCTGCTGCAAGACCTGAAGATATTTCTGTTTGACCAGATATAACATTGTTATTTAACATTCCAGACTCTACTGCTGTTGATTGAATTGTTCCAGCACCAGTTACATTTCCTGAACCATCAAAAGAAGCTGATGTCCAAGCCACATCTCCAGTCATAGCAATAGTTCTGCCTGTTGCTAATGCAGTTGCAGTATCAGCATTACCTGTTAATGCACCTATAAAACCAGTAGCAGTTATTTTACCTGTACTTGGATTGTATGTTAATGTGCCGTCAGATTCTAAGCCTATATTACCACCATCTACATCACCACCAGCTGTAAATACAATTGCGTTGTCTTCGTTTGTAGATTCGTTATCTGTAATTGTTACAGTTGTAGCAACTGTAGCTGTGTCTGCATTACCAGTTACATCTCCAGTAACATTACCAGTCAACGCTCCAATGAAACCTGTTGCTGTAATCTTTCCTGTGCTAGGGTTATAAGTTAAAGTACCATCTGACTCTAGTCCAATATTTCCACCGTCAACGTCTCCCCCTGCTGTAAAGATAATAGCATTATCCTCATTAGTAGATTCATTGTCAGTTATAGTTACTGTAGTTGCAACAGTAGCCGTTGATGCTGTACCAGTTACATTACCAGTTACATTACCAACAAATGTTGTAGCAGTAACAGTACCAGAACTAGGATTGTAATGAAAGTCTCCATCAGATTCTAGTCCTACATTTCCAGTTGCAGAAGCATCTTCTATAAATGGAATTAAATTATTTTCATTAGTGCTTTCGTTGTCTGCAACAGTTACATGAGTTGCATTAGTAGCTGTACCTGTTACATCACCTGTAATAGGACCAGCAAAGGCATCAGCTGTTACAGTACCATCAAAGAAAGCATCTTTAAATTCTAGTGAACTTGTTCCTAAGTCAACATCATTATTAGTAACTGGAGCTAATGCACCATCTACTAGTTTGATTTGGTCAGCACCAGATGCTCTAAATAAAATTGTATTATCAGTTGCAAAGTCTATGTCGTTGTCAGAATCTCTACCAATTACTAAACTGGTATTTAAAACAGATGTAACACCTGTTACAGTTGCAGTCCACTCTGGAGCAGATGCACCTGAGTTTACCTGTAATATTTTGCCAGCTGTCCCTATACCTAGTCTTGATAACTGAGTAGTAGAACTAGCATATATAATATCTCCAGCTGCTTGAGAATCTAAAACGTGTGACGTAGTACTTTCGTACTCTGCCTGAGTTAATTCTGTTCCAACTGATGCGTGTTTAAATTCATTTGCCATTAGCTTGTTTTCACCTCATTCAATGTTAGTGATAGTAAATAAGACCTTTCTGTTGCAGCTCCACTAATAAATCTACGGTCTCTATCTATAGGTATTAAAGTCCTATTAGATATTCTAGCTCTATATTGAGTACCATCAATATCAGTATATAAAATAAATGCTTGCTGTCGCAAGGTATCTAAATTACTTAGTGTAGTAGACAATACTTGGCTATCACTAGCTTGACGTAATCTTCTACTTGTAAGTCTAGCATCTAATAACTTTGATTGTAAATTCCATGTTAAATAATCAACAGGGTTGAATATAGAATGAACAACCATACTCAATATTCTTGGACCTATATCTGTTCTCAAACCTGTAGTCAATGTAAGTTTGAATCTAATACGTTTAAAAGAAACAGGTGTTGTTAAAGATGGTGTTAGTACTTGATGCCCAGAAGACGTAAGTGTACCTATATCAGTCCACCCTTGGTCATCATCATAAGTAGAATCATCAGTCTTATAGGATAATTTTACTGTACTATCTGAGTCTACATTGTTAGTTAAGAAAGCAATCTTTGCTAATGATTTTTCTTGGTCTGGAAAATTGAAGTCCATAAAAGATGTATAAAATTCACCAGATGTTCTTATTTGCCTGCTACCAACTAAGCTAGGATGTTCATTTTCTACAGGCATAACCAACCTAGTTATTCTAGGTTCATCTTTATTCGTTGCAGCTGTATCTGGATTTTCAAATACTCCAAAAGCAAACAAATTAGAAATACTAGATGACGTACTAACATTATCTTTGTATCTTGCAAGTTGATTACACTCAGTCATATCTAATGAAGAAATAGTATGTGCTACTGTTTCAGAACCACTACCTTTACTATCTCTTTGGTTTCTAATAGTTGCTATATATATTTTCTGGGAAATTCCCCCAGTACTAAAATCAAAAGGAAATGTATATGGATACAACTGCGTTTGTGGTTTCAAATCATCAGAAACTGTAACAAATATATTATTTACATCTTGTGCTATTGATGTAACTCTACCACCAAAACCAATAAAACTAGTTGCTCTAAGCAAATAAGATATATCTTCCCATTGATTATCTTGCACCAAAAAAGGTATAGACCAGAATGCTCTGTCTCCAGATGTTGCAAAGATTCTACCTGCCCTTGCAATTGCTCTGTTAAAATTATTACTACCAGTAAATAAATTAGCTTCTGGAGATACATCTCTAAACTGGTTAACATTTCTATCATATACAAATAATCCATCTTCCTTACCAACTACCAAAGTGTCATTAGCTGAGAAAGCATTGGTTACATTTCTATCTGACTTACCTACCTCTAGTTCTCCACCCCATACAGGCGAACTAACTGCTGGGTCAACTAGGAATGAAACCTTATTAGAATATACTTTTGCTATTGCATAATCTCCGTTGGCGTTCCTAGCCTTTACGAAGAACTGTGCTCTTGCTACAGATGCACTTGAACTTGTTACTGCATTTACAGTAATAGTTGTACTTGCTGGATTACCACCAACTGTTATGTAAAAATATTTATAGTTACTACTGCCATCTATATTGTCGCTACCTACTAGCAACTTACCATCAAAGACTTCTATTGTAGACATTACCCTATCAAAGTAATAACCTACATCAAATGCTTTTCTACTTTCATTCCAAAACAAAAGTGTCTGTCCAGATATTGCATATAGGTATCCTTCAAAGTTGACTGGAGGTACAGGAAAAGATACACCACCTGCTGGGATTACACATATATCATCTACTTGCCAAACATCTGATGCCGTACTAAATGTAAGTGTTATTGAAGTAGCAGCAGTAGCTGCTGTGCCTTGTATTTCTATCAAAGAATAAGATGTACTAGTAGATGAGTTATCACTACCAGAACCATTAGTTGTAGTAAGTGTACAACTACCACTACCAGATACTCTTTTTACATATGCTAATACTTGATAGTTTTGTCCATTCAAAGCTGCTGCTGACTTAGCAACAAATGATTGAACTAGAGTACCATTGTTAGAACCAACAGTTACTTTTAGAGAAGCATCTCCTGACCTAGGGTCAGTAGTATCTCTTTCTGGTGTTACGTTAGTTGCAGTCCATTGATTAATTTCAGTATCTTCAAATCTACCATTTCTAATAATCATATCCACTTCTTCTTGTGCATAACCTAAAGTTATCTCACCTTCAAAGTTTGCTAACACACCATCTGAATAACCATATTTAGCATCTTTACCAAAATTTCTATCTTCACCTTGACCAAATCCTCTATGAAAAGATGTAAGGTCGTACGTCATAGAAGCGTTAGGGTCAACCTGTTGGTAGTTCGCATCATCTGTTGGTTGTCTAGGGGGTAAGAAAGGCTTAGAGCTAAGAGAATAGCCGTTTGTTAAGTTAGGACTATCCTTCCATAATGTTAGTTCTACAGGATTTGAACTGCCGTCTGTGTTTTGTAATATTACATCTGTATGTTGTGGCATTACGAAGCTGTATTCCTTATCATAGCCATAGGTGTCATTGCACCCATCATTTCATTTGTTCTATTTCTGTAATGATTAAATCTATTCAATGCTTGTTGCTGTTCTGTAGAGTCAACTGTATCTATTTCACCTTGAAATAAAATACTAGCAGCTACGTTATACAATAACCTTCTACTGTTTTCGTTTATCTCTTGTGCTGAAGAAGATAAGTTTCCAAAGTCTAACATACCCATACCAACAATCATTAGGTTGTGGTCTTCTGGTATTGCCTCTGTAATTCTAATTTGTGTGTCTTCTTCTCTCCAGTTTCTAACTGCAATCCTACCTGCTCTAGGCATTTCTTCTCTACCAGAAGTAGCTATTGCTTCATCTGCATAACAAGTAAAAGCATCACCAGAACTTATCTGTATACCTGCTTTGATAGAACTAGAAACATTGTTAGCAACTGTAGTAACTGTTATTCTTTCCCAACCGTTTCCTGTGTGTGAATCTCCAGTAACTACAGTATCGGAATCTGTTTGCAAAAATGCAGATACACGACTTGCAGTTTTAGAATATACCCATATAGCAAAGTTTAGTTCTTCACCTTCGTAATTAGTAGGGTTAGTTACTGATAAATAAAACTGACCTACAGAGGATGCAGACACAGTTAGTTTCGCAGATTGAGATTCTGCCCATACCATTGCATTGTCTGGGTCAGTAGTATCTGCTTCTACAGCAGCAGTAATATTACTTGCAGTCCAGTCAGTAATACTAGAAGATGAATCTTCCATGTCACAGTTCTGGTCACTAAGAATATTATCTGTACTTGTTTTTGCATCTATTCTTTTTTCTATCCATACCTGTCTAACATATCCTCTTGGGATAGAAGTAGGTCTAGTAAAGTTATATTGAAATTCTTTAGCCGTACTTGTATTGTTGTACACAGGAACAAATACTCTAGGGAATATTTCTTGAGCTGCATCTTGCAACGTATCAGTTAGTCTTTGAGGGTCATATCTATATATTTCAAAAGTAGCCTGTGTACTACTATCTGAAGTAAGACTAGAACCAGATACAGTTATAGTTCCACTACTACCTGTGTAGTCAGATATTCTACGAATAGCACCATCATTATTTTGTGATGTTATCTTTATATAAAAATCATTTAGTATGTCATCTACATCCCAACCTCTATCTCCTAGAGTTGTACATACTACAGATGTATTTGCAGCTATAGCAGTTGTAGTTGTAAACGAACCAACATATGCACCAATACGTCTAGCATATTCTGGTAGCATAGTTGCTAATGATGTTGTTGATGAAATTGTTGTTGGCATTATACTAATACTCCAATAAAATGTATTTTATCCCCATCTGATGCAGAATCGCAATAAAATTCTGACAAGTCTCCTGGTCTTCCTTCCGTAAAATCTATAGTCTCACTACCACCTCCTGCTGAAAATTCAATACCTGCTACAGATGATGAAACATCTGAACCACCAACATAAGTTATACCAGTATTGCCTGGTGGTGCTTGAAATCTAACACGTCTTACTGGTGTTGGAGTAGTAGTAACTTGCACTCTAGTACCAGCTGAACTAATTGTTTTAGTACCTGCTGTAAAGGATGCCATGTTACACTCCCATATCGCTTAATTCGTCTACAGAAAAATATTTTTCTTTATGCTCTACCAATCCACTTGGATGAGTAAGCTTTGTTAAAACAGTATAACCTTTTACAAAACCAAAATCATCTTCATGAGCAAGTAAAGTAAAAGCAGGTTTCTTAGCTCTTACTCTTTCCATTGCTCTTTTTCTTTTTAGTTCTTTCCAGTCAGTTGTTTCTAATTGCTGTCTTGCTTGTTCGTATGCTACTTTAGCAGCTTTGTCACTATTATTAGAATGTTTTCCAACCACGTCTTGAGCCATTTGTGCTACAGACTCAGTATCACCATATGCGTATCTGTTATCAGGTATAAGAACTTTTAAATCTTTATCTGGTACATCTACTTCAACTACAGTTTCGTCAGGTTTTTCTATAAATCTATTTTTATCGTGAGCCATTAAATTGCATCCTGAAAGCCAGCTATACCAGATGATTGTGTACCATAAGCCACTTTAAGTGAAGCACTTGTAGAAGTTGTTCTTATAAACTTTACTTGTGCTAAAACATCACTACCTATTAAAGTAATACTACCATCTGCTGCAATCGTTGTGCCTTCTGCTGTTGTTGGGTCAGTACCATCATATCTAAACCTAACAGCTGCTGTATCACATTGTATATGTGCAACTGTAGCTTCTGATGGAACACTAGCCAAGCCAACTGCTGAAGCAGCCACAGCTAATTTTTCATATCCTAATCTTGCCATTATATATTCCTTGTCTAATAGGGGGAGAAATTAATCTCCCCACTATTAATTGTTTTTAAGTTTCGCCTGTAGTAGTTACCCACTTCGCACCTGTCCATTGAAAATGAGCCATTTTATTTTGCTCAATTACACAAAGGGCAGAGTCGGAGTTGTTACCATCTCTAACTGTAAACGCTTCAGCAGCGTCAGCTACGTTGTCTATAAAAACTTCTGCAAATGATGTAGTTACACCAGTTTCAGAAGTATCTACAAATACAAGGTCGATAGTTCTATCTGCTCCACCTGGGTCGAGAGTAAGAATTTTATCAGTTGCAGCTGTGATTGTTATATCACCAGCACCTTGAGTTGCTGAATCAGCAGAAGTTGTATACTGTCTTGTTCCTGCACTCATAATTATTTTTCCTTATGTTTCCGAGTAATATGAATCTTCATGTTACTCTCTGTAGCAAATCTTTTTCTGCAACCTTTTACAGTACATTTCAAAGATTTACTTTTATTTGTTTCTCTTGTATCACGTTTCTTCAACTGTTCAACTAACATATCAGTCGCCACATTAAGATTGCTCTTACTGGAAGCTTCGGTACTATCGGCTTCTAACGTCTCAAGCACAGGGCGAGCCATGAGCCAATTTTTTTGTACGGCAGTAACGAGACCATGTATTTGAGCAGGGTACTTGAGAGATTCCCATACACCATCTATTTCACGATAAAATATCGCTTGGTCTGGTGTTACATATTCAGGTAACGGTAGTTCCTGTAAATTATTCTTATCTAAATATGCTTTGACATCATCAGCGTGTCGTGCAATGACTTCACGTTTCCAATACTCTTGCATTTGTTTAGGTGGAGTAATAACTGGTTGTTCCATTATCTTTTACCTCTCTTTCCTCTTTTTCTTTTTTTAGGTTTAGAAATAGTTTCACCTGGCCTGGTTACACTATTCTCAATCTTTTTTGGTGGCGACCAATCAAATAAGTTTTTTGTTGAATCGACATGATTTGTAATTCTTCCGTCTTTATCTTGCGAAGAGACAGAATAAGGTTTTTTTAGATAAGTATTAGCAGAGTATCTCGGAATGACTAACTTTGAACCATCTCTCTGGTCATAAAGTGTCACCTTCTCAGCATCTGCTGGAGTATCAAGGTTTAGCTCTGCAATTGAATTTCCTAAAAAACGTTTTACTTTGCCTTGTTTTTTATTCATCCATTGAGACGTATCCTGAGTTACCATTGCTATCTATTCCTTATCTTATATTGAACTTGCTAATGAGAATATTTCTACTCCCCAGTTATCAACAACTTCTGACTCACCCCAAGTACCAACAGTTACAATTTCTGTTCCTCTTAGTGATGCGTCTCTTTCTTCTTCAGCTGCTATTTCCATTTCCATTGCCAAAGCTAGAGCTTCTCTTGCGAATACTCCACCTTTTGCATTGTTTGAAGATACGGTAATATTACCATCTTCATATATAGGAACACCAAAGATAGGGTCATTACCTCTCCAATAAGAACTAATAACTTCAGCTGATGGTCCTTCTGGAACAGTAGCACCTGCTGCTGCACCTGCACCTGCTGCTTGTATACCTGCAAGTTCTTGAGTCAACCTTCGTATCTGCTCTGGGTGTAAAACTGCATTAGGTTTACTTGGAGCTGGTCCAAAAGTTGCATTATCTGTTCTCAAAAGAGAAACAGCACCAGCAATAGTAGTAAATGTTGCATTGCTACCAGAACCTGGTTTAGATGTACTAAAGCCATCTAATAGTGTTAATAAGTCGCTATCTAGCAATCTACCTACTGCTCTTCCGTGCATAGTACCTACTGCTGATAGTACGTTTTCGTTGTTTTCATGTCGTAATCGGTCACTAACAAATGATAGTATTCCGTGTTCAGAAGCAGTCAAGTTTACAACTGTTGCTGTAACTTGCTGTGGTACAGATAAATCTACACCTTCTGTAAGAGCTGTTGCACTCTGTCTTCCCCAAATAGGAACATTGACTTGCTTGCTTCCTGTAGGTATATCATACCTGCTCACAAGGTCCATCATAGGTGCTGACGGCTCTACGTTATCAATTGATTCAGCGACAATGATTTTAGACATATCACTCAGACTCGAAGAGCCTGTTAGTGTCAATCCTGTTGCCATTGTTTATTTCCTTATAATGTTGCTGACCCAGACCTTCTTATTTGTTTTTTGGCTTCTCTATATTGAGTAGAGCTTATATTACCATCTGCAAATAATTGTGCTGCATCAGACAAACTGCTAATTGTTTTTACGCTTTTTTGTGGAGCACCTTGAGTTGAAGGAGTAGCTGGAGGTGGTGTAGTTGCTTGAGGTTGTTGAGTCTGTTGAGGTTGTGAGCCTTTCATTTTCTCGATATTTTTTCTTGCTAAATCAATTGACTGCAATAAAGACATATTTGCACTATATCCTTCCCACAATCTTGGGTCTTCAATATTCATATTAAGACCGTTTTGATTTATCAAATCCTGTGTAGCTGTTGCCAAAGCATTTATATTAGGGTCTACTGGTTGTTCCTGTTGAACAGGTTGTGGTTGTGCCGTAGCTTGTTGTGACCTTTGTTTTAATACCATCTCTGCTAGTTGTTCATTGTCAAGGTTAAGAAGTCTTTCTCTTTCTTGTGCATTAGCCATTTGCATCAAAGGTTCTAATCTTTGGTTCAATTGTTCTAATTTACTATCAAGAGATTTTTCAACTGCTGCTATTTTTTGTCCTGACACTTGTGCCAGTCTACCTTGTTCCTTACCCATAAAGTCTTGTAATGTTTTATTTACAATACTTGTTACGTCTGGAGTTTCGGTAACAGCTGGTTGTTCTTCCGTAGTTGCTGCAACTTCTTGTGATTGTTCCGTAGAATTTTCTGCAAGCACTTGTTGTGCAGTATTTTCTGGTGTATTTTGTTTGACTTCTTCTGCCATGTCCTTAGACCTTTCTATCCATAGATAGTGTTGTTTTATTGTTATTGTACAACATTTTCTGCCATTGTGGCATATTGGTCGTACAAGTTACCTTGTTCGTTTAGTGTTATAGCTTTTTTATTTCTCCATAGAGTTTGAGCTTCAAAGCTATCATTTTGAGGGTTTAACAAGGTGGTAGTATACCCCCATCTATATAAAAATCCATCTAATGCTGGATTATTCTCTCTCATAATTTTACGAGATTGTGCAATATAACTTGTAACTTCTTTTATTATGTCAGATTCTTTTAATACTTCTTTTTCTGATACTGTACCTGTTCTGTAAGCATTATACAATTGAGAAACTTCTGACTTAAGTCTTCCTAATTTATTTGCTGTAAAGTTTATAGCATCTTCTTTTGCACCATCCCAATAAAAAGAAAACCTTTCTCTAGCATCATATAATTCTTGTATTATAGGAGAAGTATTTTTACCTGCAACTAAATACTCTTGAATGTATTCATAGGCATCATTACCATATTGATTAATCCAAGAAGCTTCTGCTTCTGCTTTACCGTCATAATCATAAAAAGATATACCTTGTTCTGTTTGTTTTTCCCATTCTGAATTATACAAAACATTTTCTAAGTAAGAACTAATCCATATATCTTCTATTTTTTCAGTATCATTTATACTTTCTAATTGTTTTATGTAATTATGTGCATCAGAATACTTACCACCTTCTTCATATATATCTTTGTATTTAGATGAGTATTCAGCATTTATTATATTCAATGAAGCTCTTAAATCTGCTGGAGATTGAGCAACACTTGATATATAAGTATTCAAAGTTTCTGCTACTTTTTCTGCTTTTTCATTTCTAGTTGTTTCTAATATTTCATAAAAATCATCTAATTGAGAAGAATTACCACCTTTATTTTGTCTATCAATTTGTATTAATTCATCAGTTGCTTTTAAATCATTTAATAAAGCTGGCGAAATTTTGTCACTTGATTCTTTTTCTAACTCAGCATTAAATAATTTTTTTCTTGTTGGGTCTAAATCTAAATAACTTGAAAATTCTGGAAACATTTCTGTTACTGCTTGGTCACGGAAATCACGTCTTCTTTCATAAGTAGTAAGTGGCCTTGTTCTTAATCCTACAAATTCAGCTGCAACACCCCTTAATCCTGTTCTATAAGGGTCAGCAACTACTGCATCTTGCATCCAAAAAGGTAAACCTCTTTTTAATTGTGCTGCTCCAAAATCACTCAATCCTTCATAAGGCTCTCCAAAATAATTTTCATTGCTTATTGCTTCTAACATCATAGAACCAGCAGGTGCACTAAATGCCCTACTTCGCAAAAATTGAAACCAAGGTTGGTCTGTAATTTCATTTTCTTGGTTTATTTCTCTATACACAGCATCTACATCATCTGGTCCAGCTGCTAATCTATATACTGCTCTAGGTACAGAAATTATTTGCGAACCAGGACCTACCCAATCATTACCTATTTTTATTTGCAAGTAATGTGGTTGGGTTGGGTCTAAGTTTACATCTTGTCCTAAAGCTTGGCCCATAGCCCAAGTATAAGCTTGCAAACTTGTCCATGCTCCTATTGCTCCTTGTCTTGCTAATGCACCTCGTTCTCCACCTCTTGTAACTGCATCACTAAGTAATCCCAACATAGAACGAGTCATTCTAGGAGAAAAAAACAAAAATGTTGATTCTAATTTTCTTTGAAAACTAGACAACCCAATAGACTCTGAACTTAATGTACCTGTTCCTTTTTCTATGAAATCTGCTATTTCTCTTATTTTTATTGCATCTTCTATTTCATCTAAGCCTGATGTTAATGATTCAAAAGTAGAAATTTTTATTTCATCTATAAATGTAGACCAACCACCTTCAAATGTTCTTAATAAACTTGTTAGCTTAGTAATTGGTTTCCAATTAGTAAAACCTAGTGGTTCAGTTACTTCACCACCCCATTTTTGACTACTAGCTGAAACTGCTTCGTAAGCTTCTACTTGTTTTCTTCCCAAACTCATATTATTTCTATTCATAAGTTCTAAAGTTTTTTGTCTTGCAGGAGAATAAGTTTTTGCTAATACTCTGTCTGGATTAAAAAGAGCAACAAAACTATTAACAGTAGCTCTTCCAATACCTTTATATAAATTTTTCCCTTCTGTTATAAGTTTAGGACTATCTGCTGCAATACCACCTAAAATTTTTGCTGAACCTAAACCAAAAACTATTGGTGCATATATTGCAGTTAAACCTAAATCAATACCAGTACCAGCTAAACGAAAAACTTTTGTTATATCACCTGCTGTAGAAATAGGTTTTCCTAAAACACCTGTACCTGTTTTTATTTGATTTTTTATTAACGCAGGCATACCTACAACATCTTTACTTGCATTAACAATTAAATCAAAATCATTTGCAAATTTTGCAGCATCTTGTGGAGTGTGAAATAACAAACTGCTCCAAAGTTTTTCACTTTCTGTTTGTTCTAATGGAACATTTCTATTGCTTGGCTTTGTTTTCTTTAATGTAATTTCTTTGTTTGCAATTCTATAAGCAGGCAAATTATCAGCTTCTAATTGAAAACCAGATTGTGGCGATTTTATTTTTTCAACTATTGATACATTATATTTATTTCTCATTGCTTTATTTTTAGTAAACAAATCAATTAAATCGTGTTTTAATACTGTATCTATTATTTGGTTATACCCACCAATTAAAGATAAACTCAAAGCATCTTCTGGGTTAGCATATATAATATTTCTTTGACCACTAATAATATCGTCATTAATATTGTCTGGGTCTAAATATTTTCTACTTTTGTTAAATGATTTTAATAAACTGTTATTAGAAAAAGCTGTATTGTTTCTTTTACTTAGAACATACCTTGCAGAATAAGTACCTTCTTGTATAAGCCAATCTGCTAAAGCTTTTCCTTGTAACACTTTACCACCAGCTACAATTGGAGTGCCGTATTCAGCTTGCAATTTTGCTTTTTCATATTGTGCTTTTGCTCTTTGCACAACATAATTTCCTTTTTCTGTTAATATTCCTCTTCTAGCATCAAAAAAATCACTATTTTGAACTTTGAATTGTCGCTTTATATCAAAAATTAATTCTTCTACTGGTAATGCTGCTTGAGTGCCTTGTCTGTAAACAGGCTTAACATCTACTACTGCACTAATTATATCTGATTCTAAAAAAGAATTTGTTTGAATTGAATTGTCTAAATCTTTAGCATTATATCCTGAGTTTTTATGCTGATTTTTTAATTCTCTATATATTCTGTCATTATCTAGTTCATTGTCAAGCGTTACTATAAATCCATCTATTTCTGAATTTCCTGTAGCACTTCTAAAAACACGCTTAGAATCACCAGATTTTGTAATGGTATTTTTTGCACTAATACCAGCTGCATTCATAGCGTTTGCTTTATTGCTAGCGTGTTCTAACCGTTTAGTTGCTAAGTCTGTTTCATCTCCAATTTTTGCTAATATTTGAGGGTCAATAATATTTACTACTGAACGAAAAGGATTTGTTATAAAAGATAACCCTATCTTGTCTATACCATCAAAAGTTTTTCTTATTCCTTCTTGTAATTTAGCTGCTTGATATTCTTTTAAAACTCTTTGATTTCTTTTTGATAATTTTTCTCTAAGCCTGTTTTGTCTTCGTACTTTACTTGCTATTCCATTCCTAGTAATAGCATCATCAAAAAAACTTTCTGTATAGTCTAAAGTTTCTATAAGTTTAAGATTTTCTAAATCATCAAATTGTTTTTTTGTTAAAGGTCTAGCTAAATCTTTTAATTCTGGCGTTTTAGAAATTTTTTCAGTAATTCTTGCTGCAATATTATCATAATGGTCATAACTATCAACAAGAGGAATAACATTATCGTATATACCTGGAATTTTAGAACCAACTCTACCTTCTGCTGCTGCTACAACATATTCTTCTGCATATCCATTTTTTACTAAATCTGCACCTTTTTCTTCTATACGTTGTCGCAATAAATCAGTAGGATTTGTATTGTAAGTTGCTACATCATCTATATAACTTCTTATATCTGTAGCAGCTTTTTGAATATTTTGTACAACTTTTTTAGGTTGTGCAACTGCTTTACCTGTTTTAGTAACTGCTTGAACAGGTGCTTTTATAGAAAGCCTAGCTAAACCTTTTAAAGCTTTAGACCCTGTTTTTATATCTGATGCTATTCCTACACCTGGTAATACATTCAATGGGTCAAATATAAACTCTAATGTTCCTTTTACATATGTAGGTTGGTCTGTTTCTTTATACGCTCTTTTAGTTGCATTCAAATCTTCTACTGGATTATTAAAAGAACTTAAAAGAGTCCATTCTTCACCAGTAGCTTCTTTAAAATATTGATTTCTTTTTTCTCTAATTTCATCTGAATTAATTCCAAAAACACCATCTGGTATAACACTCGTTGCTAAAGAAGCTCCATATTCTGCACCTCTTTGTAAAGGAGCTGCACGTCTAGCTGCTTCCGTTCCTGTTGCAAAAAATCCTCTAAGTCCTCTTTGTTTACCAGCTGCTTCACGTTCTTCTTCTACTATTTTAAGTTGTTTATCAAACTCAGTTTCTCCAGGACTTACAAACCTTGCAGCTATACCTACTGCTGTGTTGATTCCTGGTTCTATAAATTCTAAAGCACTCAATCCTGCATTTGCTAAGTTTTCTCTAACACCAGATGCAAAACCAGAATAACTTATAGGCTCTGCTGTTTCTTGTGGAGGTTCTACAACTGGAAATGGTTTCGGTGGAGAATCAGGTTGGTTCAAAGGAACAACAGGTTGTTGAGGGTTTAAAATATTTTGTTCAGCTACCAAAGCTCTTTCTCTTGCTTGAGCTTCTATAAGTAATCTTTCTTGTTCTTTTAAACGGTTTTCTCTTTCTTTACGAAGTCTTTTTATTCTCTCATAATTATCTTCTCTTGGAGCAGAAAAAGGATTTCTATTAAAAGGTGTTACCATTTAGTAAGTTCCTATCGTACTTGTAAATGGAGCTAAACCTCCAGGATTAGTATTCACTCCTTGTGGCGTTACTCCTAAAATTGCTTGTTCTATATCTTGTCCAGTTGATGCAAGATTTGCTTGAGTTGCACCTTGTTGGAATGGAGTTTGTTGTTGATATTGTCCAAGAGTAGGAGTTGACATAGGTGCAGTCGCTTGAGTAGCTGTTCCACCTGTAAAGTTTGTTCCTAAAAATGGATTTAATGCACTTCTTAGATTAGCAGTACCACCCAATACACTAGATAAAGCACCCAATGATTGTGGAGATGCTCTAAATAATTCAGGAACTATTCCTAATCTTTGTTCTGCTAATCTTTCTTCAGCAGACAATCCACCTCTTGCCAATGCTGTTTGTAAATCAATTTGTTCTTGAGCAGTTAGATTAAAAGGATTGACAGCTGCTCTTTGTTCTGCCAACCTTTGTTCTGGTGTAAGCCCACCTCTAGCCAAAGCAGTTTGCAAGTCAAACTGTTCTTGTGCTGATAAACCACCTCTAGCTAATTGTGTTTCTAATGCAAATTGTTGAGGAGCAGTAAGACCACCTCTGGCTAAACTTTCTTGCAATCCTATTTGTTGAGCTGCTGTAAATCCAAAAGGATTAGCAGTTGCTCTAGCCAAAGCTATTTGTTCATCTGGAGTCAAACCCCCTCTAGCTAAACTAGTTTGTAAAGCTATTTGTTGTTGAGCATCTAAATCAAAAGGATTTCCTGAAGCTCTTGCTAAAGCTAATTGGTCAGTAATACTTAAACCATCTCTTTGTGCTTGAAAAATATCTTGTGGATTTATTCCTGCTGCTAACGCACCAAAAACTCCACCTGTTCCTGCAAGTTGACTTCGTCTTCTAGCATCTTGTTCTTCAGGAGTTAAGCCTTCTAACCCAAAAAATGGTGATGTTCCTGCTTGTGTTTCAGCTACAGCTGCCCTAGCTATTCTGTCTTGGGTTGCTTGTGCTGCTCTAGCAACTCTATCTTGTTCAGCTGCTTTTATACCTATGTTAAATTGATTATTAGATTCAACAATTCTTGCATCAGTTTCTAATTTTGTAATTTCTCTTTCTATATCTAGTCTAGCTTCTTGTAATTCTATTTGTTTTTCTATTTCACTAAGAACTTGATTGTCACGAATTTCCTGTTGTTTTAATTCAAATTCTTTGTTTAATTCATCTTCTTTTATTGCATTATAATTGTTTATTAACTCTTCACCTATAGCAGTAAGAGAAGGTATACCATCAACGGTTGTTGTAAACAAAATATCTTGATTTTGTGATAAAAATTCTTGAAATTCTGGGTCACCAATATTTCCAATAAGCTCAGTTACTGAAGCAGCAGGAGTAGGTGCACCTGGTGCTTGATTTGTTGCTTGACTTGCTTTTAATCGTTCATTTTCTGCTAACAAAGCTTGATATTCAGGAGTTTGAGTTATATCAACTATTTCATTTCCAGGGCCAGGTGGTGGTCCAAAGTCACCACCTTCTGTCGTAATATTATTTGCATCTTCTACAACACCACCTGCTGTATCTGTTTCTCCAATTTCAGGAGTAACATTATCAGCTGCAAACGGAGTATTAATATTTCCTCTAGCAAAAGGATTACCTTTTTCTAATTCAGCAGATATTCTAAATCCTAAATCTTCATCAATTCCTGGTTCTATTAAACGTGATAATCTATCAGGTGAATTTTTAAAAACATTAATTTTACTTGCAAAACTATTTAGTAAAGCAACTTGGTTTGCAACTTGTTGATTAGTTAATTTATCTTCTTCTTCTCTATTTTCTAAAGAATCATTTAAAAAAGCTATTGCTGTTGGAACTGCTGCTCTACCAAAAACTTGTGTGCTTGGAACACTTCTAATAGTGTTTATTATATTATCAACATTTTCTACATTTTCATCAGTTAAATTACTAACATTATAATTTCCTGTATTTTTTAATAATAAATTTATAGATTCAACTAATTCTTTAGTAATAGGAACATCTGAATCTTCAATATCTAAAATAGTTTGAGTTGGAGTAAATTCAATAGGGTCTCCTGGAGTTACAACTTGATTTGAAAATGGAGAAATTCCCTCTCCAAATCCTTCATCTACATTTAACTGTGGTCCAAATTCACCTAAGTATTGTGTTCCTGTAATAGTACTACCTGGAAAACGAGATAAAGCACTTGTTCTAGCTTGTGCTATAGTATTACCTTCGCTAATTACAGATTCTGTAACTCCATCTGGAGTAGTTATTTGAAAATTATATCTTAATGCCATTAGCTTCTCCCAAATGGTGTGTTCAATCCATAATTATAGATTGATTTCTTGCTACGTTTTTTTGGTTGTTGTACATCAGGAATACTATCTATGTTTTCAAAACTATTAGATACTTGTTTTAAATATCTTTTAGTAGTGTCATCAAATTTCATAAATGCTAGTTCTAATGGGTGTGTGTTTTTTGCCATTATCCTCTTGCTCCTGGTGATATGTCTGCTCCTGGTACTCTAACATTACCACTTCTTGGTCCTGCTACAGCACGAGCTGTTTGATTCATTTCATCTATAGAACCTGGTATTACAGGTCTAGTAGTTTGTGGTACTCCTGTACCTGGGTTGTTAGGTCTTGTACCTGCTTGATTACCTTGTTGGAAATTTCCTGCATTAGGCAATTGCATAGCTCCTTGTGTATTTAAAATATTCATTGCAGTTTGTTCAGGAGTTGGTCCTGTTTGTGGTGACTGTTGTCCTGCTGCTTCTATTATATTTTGTATCGTAGGTATTCTTGATGCTGCTGCTTGTTGTAGCTGCTCTTGAATGCCTGGCGAGTTAATAAATTGTTCTTCTAATATCTTAGCACGAACTTCTAATGGATTGCTAACTCCACCTTTTCTGAGAGCAGTATCCAAATCAACGTATCCTGAACGCCATAAGTTTGCCCACAAGTTAAGTCTTCTTTCCTGTTCTTCTGGCGAAACAGAGTTAATACGAACAATGTTGACGTAATGCCCTTTGATGTCAGTAGGCTTGATAGCAGCATCTAAAACTCCAGCTTCTGTTTTACCAAATACTGTTAGTTTATCATTAATAACGTGTTCTACTATTCTTAGTATTAATTCACCTTTATCTTGTAAACCACGTTCCATTGCTTCTTTTACTGCACCAAAGTTAAGTGATGCAATACCAGCTAGCACAGCAGTATGATAACCAGATGCTGCACCTGTTGGTCTTTGTCCTCTAGCAACAGCAGGAACAGTATTAGCTTCAATTGCTTCATCTAAGAATTGTTTTGCAATACCAATTTCTGAAGGTGGCCTTGGTGTTTGTGATGCACCAACATTTACCTGTGGTGGTTTAATATTCTTTGCACCTGGAGTATCATCCCATGCTGCTTGCACTTCTTCTGTAATTCCTGGTGGTCCTGTAAATTCTAGTGTAGGCCAAGCTGATTTACCTACAATGTCAATATAGTGTGATGCTAGTTGACTTTGTGCTCTTAGCATATCTATAGAACCATTTAGTAATCCCATGTATAAAGTTTCTGGTTCTGAGTTACCTGTATCTAATCCCATCTGTGGCCAGTACATAATCCAAGGTAGTTTACCATAACCATGTCGTCTAGGTTCTAATACCCATTTATCATCTGCTAAGTATCCTACTTGTGTAGCTGTCCATACTTCTTGGAAAGTAACGTAACCTTTTTTGTATACGTTCCATTCTGGGAAGTGAGCTTGTACCCATTCTGCATCTACTTGATATTCATATATAACCCATCTAGGTTGTGTACCATTATTTAAATCCCATATAAGGTTTTGAGGATTTACAGCTACTGATTTTATAGGCCATGATACAGACCGTTTTTCCAATACTTCTTTAACTTGTTCTCTGTATTCTGCACTTGCTTCTTCTTCATGTGGTGGTGCTTCTGGAAAGTCACTCCATTCATTTGCAGTAAACTCTATTTTTTCCCAAGCAATACCATAAAGACCAGCGTGTTTAGTAATCTCTCTGTATACAGGTGTTCTTTGTTCTACCATATGATGTGCACCTGTCAAAAACTTTTCGATTAGTTCTGCTCTTGCTTGTCCTCTTGCACCTGGAGGTGGAACAGATATATCTAAAAACTGTGGACTAACGTGTGCAACTAGAGTGTTTATTACTGACTGTGCAGTACCTAGTCTAATCAATGTTCCGTTTTCTGGAACGCTAAAATCAAAGTTGTTTAGATAAAAGTCATCTAGTTCTTCTGCTTTACTACGAAACTCTCTAAATAATTCGTGACCAGTTTGTGCTTTTTCTTTTACCCATTGTAATGTTATATCTGGCTCATCTGTAGGATTTGCTGCTTCTACTAAAATTGCTTCTGTGCTACCTTCAGCTGAGTTTGTTCCGTAATCTAAAACCATTCTTTACCTATATTTCTGTAGTAATTAATTCGTTTTCTTCTAAGTATTGTAATTTTTGTTTTGTCTTTTGTTGTCTTCTCATTTGCATAAATCGTGACGGCTTCCTAGAGTCTGTAGGTCTTATAGGTCTCATTCTACTTATAGCTCCTAAATATTTATATTCACCATCATCATAACCTGGTGGGTCACTAGCCATTAATGCTAACAACTCTGCATCAACCCAATCGTCATGCTCACTTGATTCATTATAAAACACATATGAACCATTTCCACTAGGTCTTATACTTATATCTTCCAATTGTTTTTTAAGTGTATCCCAACTTTCTGGGAAATGTACAGTACCATTTTCTAGTGCAATGTAGTAATTTTGGAATAATTGATATTTACTTTGTGCACTAAATTTAAATGGTGTTACTGGTAATCCAGAAGATAGTAAGTGGTCAAACACTACATCTCCCAAACCAGTTGAGTCAACTCTAATATCACCTATTTTCCATCTATTTATTTCAGAACTAATGGTTTCTATTTGGCTAACCCAATCACTACCAGACATTTCTAAAGCATATACAGATTTTCTACTAGCTGCATCCTTTACTATAAATACAGTATAGTCTTGTTTCTTACCCAAGTCTAATCCAGCAACATATCTTCTGTTAGAATCTGGCATCAATATTTCTTTTCCAATGGCAGCTTCTTGTATTTTGCTAGGTCTGAAGAAACCACCTCCACCATCTGGTTGTTTAGCCATGTACATTCTATCCCAAACAATTTCTGGCATAGTTGCTTTTTCGTCTTTGATAGCTTCTTTTTGTTTTTGTGATAGGAAAACGTTATCAAAACTCGTTGCATGAAAGGATTCGTAATCTTCGCTAGGATTTTCTTGTGACCATTTAAAAAGTTTTGAAAACCAATGAGACCTTTTGAATGGTGGTATGCCTTCTACACAACCTTTACCTAGTCTACCAGCAGAGTTAAGCATAGGTCTTAGTTTATTCCATGCAGCTTCTTTTATATCTTGTGATTCTGTAATCCAGATAAAATCAGGACCAGCAGTCTGTAAAGATTCAGGGTCATCAGCAGATTTTATTTCAATGTAAACATCTCGTCTCACTAGGTTAGGACTTTTTAGATATAGCCATACAGACTTTGCATCTTCTCTCCATCCATCACCTCGACCACCACCTTGGCCTTGTTTTCTTTTGACTACAAGTTCTGGTGGTATAAATTGTTTTAGTTCGTTCCATGCTTGTCTGCTCTGTGCAAAGTTAGGTGCAACTACCCATATATGGATTGCAGGTTCTAGTGTGTTAGTCAAGTCATATCCTACTGGTA